AAACGAATAGTACGCCAGTGGCGCACCCCCTTCAATTGATTCGATTACTGGTAGGCGAGCGGTAACGTGATGCCGGCCAACGGTCCTAACCTGATCGCATCGTTCAAATGCTCAGGCGCGAGGTGGGCGTACCTCATTGTCATGTTCAGCGAGGCATGACCCAGGATCTCTTTCAGCGTCACGATATGCCCACCGCCCATGATGAAGTGAGCTGCGAACGTGTGCCGCAGGATGTGGCTTGCTTGCCCGCGTGGTGGCTTGATCGAGGTCGAGAGCAGGACCAGCCGAAACACGCCAATGCAGTTGGTGAACGGCCCGTAGGTTTGCCAGTGCTTCTTGATCGCCCCGACTAGCTCCGGCGTTACCGGGACCATACGCACCCGCTTGGACTTCGTATTGGCGAACACCAGGGCGTTGCCTCGAATCCGCTCCGGTCGCAGCGCTTGCGCCTCACCCCACCTCGCCCCGGTCGCCAGACAGATACGCGCCACCATCGCCGGATGCGGAGACGTGGTCCGCGCCTGGAGTGCATCGAGCAGCTCGGAGATCTGCGGCTTGGTCAGGTAAGCCAAGGGCCGCTCCTGCAACCGAACCGGACGAATACGTGTGAACGGACAGGGATAGTCGATCACGTCGAGTTTGTGCAGCTCGTTGTAAACCGCTTTCAGGTAGCCAAGGCGATTGTTCGCCGTCTTGCCGGTGACGCCAGCTGACATCCAACGCGCGCGTGTGGCAGCGACCTTCGCGCCATCGACCATACGAGCTATCGGGTCGCCCATCGCCTTGGCACACGCCCGCAGGATCGCCACACGTCGAACGCCATCGGAGAGCGAGACGCCGTGAAGGTCGAACCACAGCTCGACCAGCTCTGACAGCCTGCGCTTGTCCTTTGGCCGCGGTGCCCAATCGTTAGATTCGCTGCACTTTGCTCGACAGGTCGCCTCGAAGCGCATTGCCTCGGCCTTGGTCTTCAGTGTCTTGCGAAACCGCTTGCCTTTGACCGGCTCAACATCGACCCGCCAGCGACCGCCAGAGAGCTGCTGGATCGCCATCAGACCGCTCTGCCCCATCGAACGTGACGCTCTTGAAGCAACGTCTTGATGTGCTTGTACAGATCACGCTCGCTCATGTCCTTGGCGGCGTAGTGGTCACGAATGACCGGCCAGCATTCCCATTCCTTCAGTCGATCAAATGCAGTTTTAGCGCCCACCCGCTCCCGTGCCAGCAGGCTTACGAAGTTTCCCAGGAACAGCTCCACGTTCTTGCCAGAGAAGCCCCTTGAGGTCTTGTAGTAGCGTTTGTATTCCGTTTCATCGACCAGAGAATCGACCGCCACATCGACCCGCACGTCATCACGCATGAGCGTCCAGATCGGTTCGTACTGCCCTGGGCGGTGCAGCAATTTGAACTGGCACAGCCCGTAGCGCCACAGGCCGTCCAAGTGCGCGGAAAACGCCGCAAACGAATCCGTTTCAATGGCCTCACCGGTCTTGGCACTGATCGACCCGCTGGCGAACTGCTGGATGACCGAATGGTGGTAGCGCAGCTCGACCCGCCACACGTCCGCCTCGGGATCGTAGTTGTCAGGATCGGCCGCATCGAACGAATCCCGGCGACGCCAGACGCTTTCCCAGAAGTCGAGCTTATCGGTCGCGCGGGCCTGTTCGGTTTTGTTGTAGATGCAGAGCTGAACGCCACCAGCCGAGCCGAACATGGATGTTTCGCCACGACCGTAGACGCTGGACTTGGTCGCCCAGTTGATCTCGTTGATACCCGAGATATCCCGATGCGTCCGCGCGCGACAGTGCAGGCGTGCCACCAGATCCACCGGAGGCTTCCAGCCCTGGAGATCCAACGCCAGATGGACAGCGCACTGGTTGCGTTCGCGGTGTGTCATTACGGCTGCGGCGTAATAGTCCATCCGCTCTTGCAGACGCTCAGGTGACAACGCGTCGATGGCGTGCGGTGATACTTCGATTTTCAGGTGTGGGCCGATCTGTTCCAGCTTGGCATTGAAGTTCTTGATGAGCAGGATGAACCCGAGGTCAGCATTCTGGAGCTTGTACTGGTAGCCCGAGTCCCGCCCTACCCGACCGGCATGCCAGAACTCCCCGGCGAACTCGACCATGACGCCCGGTTTCTCGAACAGCGCCATGATTTCCGGGCGGATCAGTCCGCGGTACAGCTGGCGGACCGTATCGACGCCGCAACGCAGCAAGCGAACACTCGACAGGTCAGTCAGCTTGGCCGAATGGCTATCGAAGAACAATCGCCCGGTTGAGGTTTCCTGAAAGTTCTGATCAACACGAATTTGGTCTTTAACGCTCATCTTCTTCTGCTCCAAATTGCAACGAATTGACACTGTTCAGTTGGGTTTATCTGACGTGTTACAGGGACGTCAGCGCGCGCGTTTGCACGCCGGCTCGTGCCTCGCCGCGCGTGCAAAGAGCGCGGAGCGCAGGCGCGCTGACGGTCATCACCACAGGAATTGCCCTTTCTGGTACGGCACGACAGTCATGTTCGTGCCACTGGCTGTCTGCGCTGCTCCAGGGCGTGCCCCCCTGCATTGCCGGAGACTGGTTGTTCTGGACTTGCTGCGTTCGCTCGCCGGTGGAGCGATCAGGAAGGGTCGGATCGAAGAAGCCGTTTTCGACCACGCGCATGCAGAAGGCGAAGTCGGTCTCTACGCGGGTGCTCTGCTGCGTGTAGCACTGGCAGACGGTGGGTGTGCCGTTGACTACGGCATGCGCCATTCGCCCGAACTCGCGGGCATAGGTCGCGGGGTCGGTGCTGGACATGCAGTAGAGCCGGGGAAACGACATGGGCCGCGTAAGCTCGTCGTAGATCGGCGCCGACGATGGAACCTGCGGTATTCGAGGCACGCGCCGCCCGATGTAGCTGGCGACGCTTTCCGACGCATCGGTTTTCGCCTCGCCTACCGGCTTGATGAATGCGCCGACCGTATCCCTTACCTGATCGACCATGCTCCCGGCCGGCGCGCTGCTGGTGGCTTCGAGCGCTACTTTCTCGGCGTTGTAGCGCTCATAGGCGCGATAGACGAGGATGCCCGCGCCGATCAGCACGCAGATGGCCAGGATGAACTTGGTCGGCACCTTAGCCTGGAAGTGGTGCTTGGCGTTGGTGCTGGTGTACGCGCCGAAGTAGCGCTTATCCAGGCGCAGCGACTTCTTGTCGGCATCCTTGAAGCTGGTCTTCAACTCGACCTTTTCCACCACCACTTCCGACTCGAAGCGCAGCAGCTGGGCGGACTTAAAGACGCGCCAGTAGTGAATGTGCGTGTTGCACAGCCGACGCAGGTGCACATCCAGATAGCGCGGGTCCTGGGTGACGAGGTGCACTTCGTGGCCCTGGTGACGCATGGTCTCGAAGCGGGTGATGTGCTCCGGTGGCCGCGCCCGTGGATCGCGTGCGCCGAACCAGCCCTGCGCTTCGTCTACGACGATGATCGAGTCATTCGGCAGCTCGAACCACTTCTCGGGATCTTCGAATTCGAACCACTGCGCTTGCAGCTGATCGGGCTTGAGGCCGTTGATGTTGTGGTAGTAGACGACACGGCCTTCGGCATGAGCCTTCTGATCGACCTCGCGGATGGTGTTCAGGGTCTTGCCATGGCCGGGCTTGCCGGTACGGATAACGAGCATGACGGCGCCTCCTTATGCGTCGATAGAAGTGCCGCCCGGCTTATGCCAGACCTGATTACGTTTGCGGTCGGTGGCCTTGTCGATGCCGGCGAGGATGAAGCGCGTGGAGATCGCAGCGAAATACAGGTTCACCACCACATCAAACTTGGCCAGCCCGAGAATCCCCTGGATCACCGGCCCGACATCGCCCATCAGCCCGAACAGGTAGTCCTGCGCCTGGCCAATGATGAGGTTGAAGCCCATGTAGGAGACGAAGCCGAAACCGATCATCTTCAGCACCATCTTCACCAGCGGTCCGACGATGATGACGAGCATCTGGACGATGAATAGAAACTGCATCACTGACCCCCTACGGCGCGACCCACATACAGGGCGGCAAGAACGGTGGCTACGGCCACGAAAAGGCCGCTCAGGTCACTGGCGGCGCGGCAAAGCGGTTCGTAGCTGAGTTGGAAAGTCCGACCGCCCGCTGTGGTCAGGCTGAAGCTCTCGGCGGCAGGACAGGCGGAAGGCAGAAAGCGGGTGCCCTGGTTGATGAAGGAAGGCACGTCGATGACGCCGGAGCCTTCATCTAGCTGGAACCGGTCGCCGGTAACAGCCGCTTCAATGGCGGGTTTGTGTTTGGGGAAATCGGTCATCTCCTCAGCGAGGCACAGCTGTTCCTTCTGCTGGCGGAGCACTTCGCAATCAATCGGGTCACCGCTGCAGGAGAACGCGGCATCGCAGGAGCCGGCAGAAGCCAAACGCTCCGAGCCTTCTTCACCTTCATCCTCGCCTTCGCCTTCATCGGGCGTGCAACCGGAGCCGGTACAGGACTTGGTTTCGTCGCCGGGCTTGCCCTCGGCATCCGTCTCGGACGTCGAGGTTTCTTCGGCAGTGGTGGACGTACAGGGCTTGGTGCCAACGCAGACAGTCTTGTCGGTCGTGGTGGTGGTCTCCGTCTTGCTGGAGCCATCCGGGTTGGTGGTCTTGGTGGTTTCCTCGGTCTTAGTGGTGTCTTCGAATCGCGGCGCGGGCTTGCCGGTGGTGCAGTGCAGGTAATCGCCGGCGTTATCGCAGTTGAGCTGGCCGGGCTCTTTCAGCTTTTCGCTACTGGTGCAGTTGCGCGATTGCGAGCCGTCCGCGTTAGTGACCCAGTCACCGCATAGGCTTTCGCTGGTGAACTGAGGCGTGCTGTCGGCCGGAGGCTTGGATGGTGGCTGATCGAACACACTGCCGGGAGGCGGATTGTTCGAGGTGCATTGCGAGCCGGCGCCCTGGTAAACCACTTTGCAATAAACGGAGTTTAGGTCCTTGCCGGTGGTGTCCTCCAGAAAGCGGTTGCAGCCTTTGACCGTGGCGGTGCGGTTGTAGAGGCAGCCGCTTTCACAGATCGAAGATGGAGGCAGCGAAGGCGGTACAGACGGGTCCAGCGATCCGGCGTTGTACTCGTGGACGAACTCACCGGTTTCGGTGGCGCACTGATCGGGCTCAGGAAACAAACACTGGCCAGTGGATGGGTCATAGGTACTATCCACCGGACAGGAATCACCGAACCGACGAGCATTATACGAGCTGCCGTAAGAAACATACTTTTGCTGCGCCTCATTCCACAGCTTGCAATAAAAATAAGTGTCACTGACCCGCTCAAGCTGAGATGTAGGGTAACCAGTTGCCGACACCGAAACAGCATTGCAAGCGGATTGAGCATCGCTGTACTGGGTGGTGCCAGTAGCAGAACCTAACCAGTAATAGTCAACGGCACTAACAGGAGAATTCCACAGCAGCAAAAAGAGTATGAGCAAGAACGCAAAACGAATTCTATTCATCACACCCGCCCAAAAAACACGAGATAGAACGCCAGGGTGGTCAGGATCAGGACGTACAGTTCGTAGCTCATTGGCGTTTCCCTGGAAGAGAAAACCCCGCCGGAGCGGGGTTTGTTTGCTTCGGCACATGCAGTGCGCAAAACCCCGGTTACAGGGCGCGGCGCATGTACTTGAACGCCATCGCGGCGATGATCACGGCGAACACCGCCCAGCCAATGGTGCCGACGTCGGTGCCAGCGGTATCGAGCGCGGTGGTGGCTTCAGCCGGGACTGCCGCGTAGACGGAGCCGGCAGCAGCCGAGAGAGCAACGGCAGCGCCAACGCCGATTTTCTTGATGAAGTGTTTGTTCAGTTGCATGGGTAATACCTCACTGTTTCAGGGCTTTTTTCAGGACCAGGAAGCCGAACACGGTGGCGAACAGAACAATCGCTTCGCCTTGCAGCTCGGAGACTTGGTCCCAGGTGAGTGCAGAGCCGTAGAGGCTTTGCATTTCCTCGACCGTGAGGGCGACCATCGAGCCGGAGCAGATGGGCGAACCATCGGCGCCTTGCAGCCAGTCACCGTCACAGGCGAGGAAATTCATTCGCCGGCCTGCTCGAGGTCGGCGATTTGTTCGGAGGGTTCGCAGTCAGGGCAGACGGCGAAATGAGGCGGCAGGCTGAGGTCTGGCAGCAGGTCGCTTTGCGGCGCGGGCAGCGCCATGAGCTTGCCCATGTCGTTGCCGCAGCAGTCGCAGTACACCCGGTCATCGATCAGCATGGCCGCCCCTCCCGGTTAGTTGGCCTTGGCCGGGTCGCCGGCTTTGGCCTGGGATTGAGCTGGGGTGCGCGGGGTTTCGGCAGCGGCACGGGTCTGGACGGCTTCGAGCTGGAGCGCCAGATTCTTGCCCTTGTTCTGCCCACCACGCGCAATCTCGAAGTGGATGCGCACCAGTTGCAGCGGCTCGAACTTGGCGCCGGCTGCGAAGATTTCGTCGGCTACTTCGTCCGCTGCTGCCATGCCGATAATCGACAGGCCGTGTTCGGTCTTGCCGTCCGGCTCATCGCCGTAAAAGACCTTGATGTACTTCTGGCCGGCTTCGCCGTCGAAGCGTTGAGTGCCGAGAAATGCAACTTCCATAGTCGAACGTGCCATTTATGTTTCCTCTCTCTAGTTGCGCTTTATTGCGCTGCTTTGCTTTCTGCAGGCCGAGCGATCCCGAGCGAGTGGAAGAGCAATTTCACTGCGACCGGCTTGTTACTTGGCTTGCGGGTTATCTATAGCTTTATTCAAACGCTCTTGAAACAACTATTTATCAAGCATTAAAAGAATCAATACTTCATTTTTTAATGACGCAAATAGTGCTGAATTGACACTTTCCATTTGAGCAAACATTAATTTAGTTAATCATCCGCAACGCTGTTTAGCACCAAGGGCTTTGCCCTTGTCATCCCACTCTCGCCGCCGAGGGCTCGGGAGCGCGGGAGGGAAAAGCGCTCCCGCACTCACGAGCGGAGGCTGTTTCGGTTCGTGCAGGGTCAAGGGTGCGCTCCGCCCGTGCTTCCGTTCGCCGGATCGGTGAAGCGCAATCCGACGAGCCGGGAGCGCGGCCCTGGACCTGTTCGGCTTCGGTCGGGGTTTCGCCTAGAACGGAAATTGCTCGCTCGGCGCCGAGGTTGAATCTTGGTAGGCAACGCTCCACCACTTCGCGGGTCGGTCGGGTGGCGTGTGTTTCGCGCATATATAGGCCGGTTCCACTTTCCATTCCGAGTCCAGAGGCTTCCAGGCACCACCGATGCGGCCCATTCGCAGCGTGCGAATCGGCTGCGCATACGCGGGGCGGCATTGGCCGCAGGGTATGGACCGGAAGGGAGCGGGTTTCGCCATTTCGCATCTGGACCAGCAGACAGAGCAGGCGCAGTCCTGGGCGTGCGGAAGGCGTTGATAGCTGGCCGGCTTCTGCATAGGTCATCCCCTCCCCTGGCTTTCCGTGAGCGGCGCAGATCATGCGGTCCACTCCTGTTCCAGCAGCCAGCTACGCAGCAGCGCACTGTTAATCATGCGGCGCTTGCCGAGCTTTACGGTGGGGAGTACGCCCCGGTAGACCCAGGCGCGGGCCATGGACAACGTCAGGCCGTTGCGGTCCGCCCAGGATTCGACGGTTTCCACGTCCTGCTGTGGGCCGATCAGTTTTGATGGTTCTAGCTCTTCCAGTTCCATGAAACCCCCGACAAAGGACCACCGTGGTCCGGCATCAAAATAAGACCACGGTGGTCCCATTGCTGTCAAGACCACCGTGATCCATGATCGGCAGATGAGCAGAGAAGACCCACAATTCAAATTGCGTATGCCGGCAGAGCTACGCCTGCAAGCTGAGCAAGCAGCGAAGGCCGCAGGTAGGTCGCTAAACGCTGAGTTAGTAGCGCGAATACAAGCGAGCCTGCTCACTGACACAGAGTCCGGCACGTTGATGCCAGCAAAGCAGGCAAGAGAACTCGCGCTTATCCGGCGGGCAACTATTCCTCAAGAGATAAGACGACGAGCTGTCTCAGCTATTTCACATGCGGTCCGTTCAGGGCACAGCGAAGCTATCGTAAGCTTAGAAGAACTAAACCTAGATACCGGCATACCTAATGATGAACTCGAAGAGCTTTTATACAGCGTCATTCGAGAGCTGGAAGCTGCAGGTTATAAGGTGAGATGCGAAGACATTGAGGCTATGTTTATAGAATTCTAACCAGGCGAGCCCCCTGGTTTTGTAGCCGCACGATCAAGGAAGGTTGCGATGAAGAAAAAAGAGATATTCGAGTACTTTGCCTTTGGCTTTAATTACGGCCTTCTAAAAAGAAATGGAACAAGAAATTACTCCTCCGCCCATGCCGCAACCGACATAAGAGATTTCGTAAGCAAACTTGATGAACTTGAACTTCTGGTATCAAAAAAAATAGCAGAAGAACTACTCCCGATAGCAAGCGAAATTGAAAAATCTGGCATTAATGTAGGACAAGAACAAGCAGATCAAATTAAAAAAATAATCGAAAAAATAGATCCATCTCTGGATGCCGAACTACAACTTAAAGCCGCTTACATTTTAGTAAAAAAGAGATACCCGCTTGAAACCTTGCTCGACAACCCGCTAACCCTCCTATCGAAGAGGGCGCCCACTACGCTAACTAAAAACTCCGATCTAGATTTCCGTCTAGCCTGCAGACAAATAGCATTAAGCCAAGCGACATCGGCTGCCTTCCACCTAATGCGCGCTCTGGAAGAGCAGGTAAGATGCCTATACTACGGATTCAAAAAAACAAAACGCCTAAAGACTCCAATGTGGAGCCCAATGATCCAACAGTTGCGATCAAAGCGAAACCCAAAGCCAAGCAACAAACTACTAGACCACTTAGATGGAATGCGAGTTCACTTCAGAAACCCGACTCAACATCCGGATGTGTTCTACAAAATAGATGAAGCCCAAGACCTTTTAAACCAGACAATAACCGCGATCAATATGATTGCCGCAGAGCTGCCCATTCCCAAAAACAAAAACGTCGACGATTTAATTTAAAGGATCGAGCGCAAGGAGGCGAAATGAGATCGGACTGGGACGATGCCCCGGAGTATCTACGCAACAGAAAGCAACCGAGTCCTTGGCGGTTTCTGGCGATCCTAGGTATCGGTTCCGCGGTGCTGTCCGCACTAGCATTTACGTTCGGTAAGCCGGTTGTGCTGGACGTAAACCAGATCAAGCAAGGCATTCATGTCGGCGGCAAGCCTTGGTTTAATCAAGAGCCAGCACAGCCCATGCAGCCGGTTAGCCAGCCTTCGGTTGCAAGCTACGAAGCCCCGACAGCAGAACCGACACCAGCAGTCCTGCAGCGACCGCTGACCCAGGAAGAAATCGACTGGTTCGAAGAAGGCACCGCCCGAGCACTAGAGCAGCGCCAAACATCATTTAACGATAACAACTACACCCCCAAGCAGCCGGCCAGCATCTATACCCCGCCAGCAGCACATCGGATTGCCGCAGCGACACCCAGCACCAACGCGCCAAGATCCCGCACGGTAAACCGGGAACGCACCGCGAAATGGATCAAAGGCTGGAACGGCGGCATCGACTATCTAGCGGAGTGGGTTTCCGTCAATAACTACATCGACGGAACCAGCGTATGCGCCAACCACCGCCGAGGCTCAATCGACTACCGCGAATGCCGCAAGGCCGCCAAGCAACACTTCCACGAGCAATGCCGTGCATGGCGAGCACGCTTCGACAGCGACCGAAAAGACCATAGCGACCGGATGAAGACGCGCTATTGCGGAGCGGCCAGTAGCTTTAACCCGATGGGTTGAACCAAACTTAAAATTAATAAATATTAGGAGTGCTCGAATTGCTCACCATTAAGCTAATCGTATTTTTCATGTACATAATTAGCTTTATTGTGAGCCTGGAGGACTCGATAGCAAAATCCCCACAAGGACGAGTCCTGCTCGACGAGATAAAAAATGGCTCCATAAAACTATTTCAGTGGCTTGCTTCAGTAGATGCACGCGAAAGCTTGAGGGGGTTATCAAGGTTCACTGGATGGACTATCTCAGCGCTGTTTCTAGGTATTTGGATTTTTGGTAAAAAGCTTCCAAACGAAATAAGTGGAAGCTTAGCGATTGCATTCTTTGCAATGCTATTCTTCTGGACATCTATAAAGTGGTTCTTAAATTTCAAACAACAGCTTTCTGAGCTACGCGTCCCATTCTACATAATCATCACTCTTCCTTGGCTGATGCTTCTTCTTCAAAAAAATGGCCTAATGGACCATGAGCAATCTCCACATCTTGCGCTGGTACCTTTGCTCGTCGAGCTTGGATTCACAAACTATACAGATTACTTCTCGACTGCATTACTCTCAGGAATCCTAGCTATTGGATCTCTTTTATTTTTCTGTGTTGGAATCATCTTTTTTCTCGTTGTGCCCGCAGCGATTTTTTTGCTGCTTGTAGGCAGCTCAAAAGTCAGCAACCATTTTTCAGTTGGAATGCCCATCTGGTTGCGACATGCGCTGCTCGTCTATTACTTCTTTGTAACTGCCTATATGGCTGCTGGTGGGCTAGGGAGACACTGCATAAATAGCCAGCCGCCCCCACCCTTGGCACACTGAGCCCCCTCAACCAGCCCCCTCCATGAGCTTTGTTACGCGCGTGCAGAAGACCTTCTCCGAACTCGAATATACCGGCAAGAAAAAGCAGACTCGCCGAGATCGCTTCCTGGCTGACCTTGAACAGCTGGTGCCCTGGGCACAAGTGGAGGCGCAAGTGGCGCCGTTCTATAGCGACACCACAGGCAAGCGTGGACGCCCTGCGATTGGGTTGTCGCGCATGCTGCGCATGTATGTCGTGCAGCAGTGTTTCGGTCTCTCCGATGAAGGTACCGAAGATGCCGTCTACGACAGCCAGGCCATTCGTGGTTTCATCGGCATCGACCTGGGCCGTGAGTCGGCACCGGATGCCACTACCTTGTTGCGATTTCGCCGCTTGCTGGAAACCCATCAGCTAACGCGGGTGCTGTTTGAAACGATTAACCAGGGCGGTTTCAGGAGCTGAG